ATTTTAATTCGCTCGGCGACGGTGGTGTATTCCGACAGATTAAACATTGAGGCTCCCTTGAATTGGTTGGACTGATTTGACTTGATCCCAAATTGTAAATGTGCCGTTGTAGCTCACGCCATAAGCGCAAGTCGAACAGAGATGTCGATCGACATTGGATTTCTGTAGCGTCTTTTCAATAGTCCAGTCGGCTTGAGTTTTTGCCTTTTCTTTCCATTGACCGGATTTGTCTTTCCCGTGTGTGATTTTGCAATAGTCGCACCAGACTCCAGGAGTCGCCTTTCGAATCATTTGACAGCTCTGAGAAGGTTTGTGGACTTGCCCCGTAAATACCCTTCGGCTCGTCCGGCGTTGTAACCCTTAGACCAAGCCAACACAGCTACTCCGAAAGTGATTCCGATGTAAATAAGTACCATAATTGCGAATGCAAGATTTCCATACATTTTGACGCTCCCTAGATCCCTTGTCGGTGGATCTGGTTTAAGTGTCCGCGTTAATCCTCTAGCTTGTCAACGACCTCGGTGTGTCTCGGCGCGTCGAAAGACAATATCGTGTAAAGACGATCGACCCGAAGGTCAATTCGATTGATCTGATCCTTGATCGATTGTCCACCATTAGGCGACAGCTCTGACATTACCGATCGGACGATGACTTTTGTTGACGCGTAGACAGCGGCAAGAACTGAAATGACCAATCCTGCTACCGCTGTCCACTCGCCGATTGTCATGCGCTTTTTGAGATTCCGAAAGTTGCGTCGTTCGGGTTACAGAATCGAATCAACACCGGAACGATCCCGGCAACGAGACCCATCGCGATGTCTTTTGGATTTGTGTTGCCTGTCATGTAGACAGCCAATCCACCGGCGAGAGAGCTTCGGAGCCAAGAGACTAGAAGTTCCTTTACCTTTGTCATTTTTTCTCCTTTATTTTCGCAACCTTTGGCGGAATAAGTGGAAAGTCCAATTCCGACGGTGCGAAATTTGGTCTCCCGAATCCGACGATTGATCCGCCGGTTGTGTATTGCCTTTGCTTAATCATGACCATTCCGCCGTTGCGTTGGTCTCCTGATCCTGATGTGTTGCCTTCGATTGTCGTGATCCAGCCGTCGCCATCTTTGTCAGCTTTGATCACGATTCCGATATGCGAGATCCGAAAAATTTTATCGTCCGGGAAATCAAAGAAGGCAAGATCGCCGCGCTTGGGTGTTTCATGCCAATTTCCTTTGACTTTGTAGCTCTTAGATCCGGCAAGAGTTGAGACCACATTGGGAACCTTGACACCGGCTTCATTGGCGCACCACATCACGAAAGAACCACACCAAGGCAAGCCGTCGGCTTTTGTAAATTTTCCGTATTTGGTTAGATTCTCGCCCTGCTCAACATAGCCGACCTCTGCGAGTGCGACTTCGATTAAGCGTTGCGCTGTGTTGTCAGAGTATTTCGACATCGTGATCCGAATTCGTACACGACCATCGACAAGTTGCTTCATCGATCACAGCTTCATCGTGACACTTTGGCGGAATGAATGCGTCTCGGATCGAGTCGTACACAAATCCGATTCCGGCGTAATTGTAGCGAATGCGTCCGTTGTAGCTTGTGCGCTTGACTGTGTAGGGAGTGCCTTGCGCGTAGTAAGTCTCTGGATCAAGTCCATCGATCAATTCGTTTTCGTCTTTTCCGACTATCACATCGACGACAATATGATCTTGTAAATATGCGTAGTGTGCCATTATGCGAAGCTCACCGTATCCGATACTCCGGCGGCTGTAACTGTTGAGACTTTGAATCCGCCGCTAGGAGCCGCTGTCGATTGTGTAACTCCACCGCTGAAAGTTGCCGTTACGGTGTCAGGATATTTCAAAATGACAACGCCTGATCCACCGTTACCACCTTTGTATCCGTTAAAACCTTGGATAGCACCACCGCCGCCTCCGCCAAGATTAGCCGTTCCATTGCTACCGTCTCCAGCTAAATTTGCTGAGCCGCCACCGTTGACGCCTGATCCTGCTGTTCCTCCCGGATTACACGCACCACCACCACCACCGCCGCGATTGACACTCGAACCAGTTATCGAACTTGCGACACCTGCTCCACCGTTGCCACCACCTGCGGAAGTTCCCGTCACACCAACCGCACCGGCTCCTCCGCCACCACCAGCTCCATAATAATCTGCAAGAGAGTATCCGCCGCCTCCGTTAAATCCTTGATTTGCTGTCCCAGTTCCAACCGAACCAGCCGCGCCACCAGCTCCAGTAGCCGCACCTCCACCGGATCCGCCATTTTCGCCATTTGTCGAAGCTCGAGATCCACCGGCTCCTCCGCCGGTCGATGTTATTGTGCTAAAAATTGAAGTCGCTCCGTTTGTACCTTTGGCACCTGCCGACCCTGTTCCACCGGCTCCAACCTTGATCGAGTAATTTGTCGAAGGAGTCAGATTGAGAGCTGTTTCCAAAGTACCACCACCGCCGGTCGCTGTTACTGTGGAACGAAAGCCACCTGCACCGCCACCAGCACCGCGATCATCTGCACCACCAGCACCGCCACCAGCTAAAACCAAATAATTGACTTCGATCGTTCGTGGTCTGCCAGACGATGACATGATTCCAAGAATCGGGCTCACGCTATGTCGCCTACCACTAGCCAAGAATTTGCCGCGATCTTAATTGCTGTCGCGGCTGAGTTGGCGACGCGTAACTTTGGAGTCGCGCTTGTCGCACCTGTTGAGATGACGGTTGTTGTTCCCGGTGTGACCGCTCCGATTGTTGGCTGTCCTGCTCCGGTAAGCCAAAAAAAGTTGACTTCGGTTCCGACGGCGAAGTTGAAAGTCGCGTCGGTTGGAATGCTGAACTGTTGACTGGTTCCAGCATTCATTGAAAATAAATTGAATTCATCGCCTGACGCGATTGTGTAAGCGGCTGTCTTGGCTGTGTAGGTTGCGGCTCTTGAAAGAGCTATCGCGCCAGAAGTACCGCCGCCAGATAAGCCCGATCCTGCCGCTGTTGTAACGGCTGTTATGTCACCTTGATCATTGTTGATCCAAGAAAAAGCCATGTCGGTGTTAGAAGTTTTGGAAAGGATCTGTCCGGTAGTGCCACCTTCGAGATATCGCATTGATGAGTCGATAGCCGAACCCAAAGTCCGAATTGCGGACGCGCCGTCTTTAACAAGGTCGGTGTTGTCCGGTGTAGTCCAACCGAAGTAGGTCGTCGTTGCCATTTTCCTTCTTTCTTATGCGACGATGAACGCGTCGTCCCATGTCATTGTAGCGGATAGGGTGTTCCAAGTTTCGGACGCTGACACATCAATCCACTTCATCGCAACGATGGAGAATGGAAGTGGCGAGACATTGACCGAAATTGTGAGAGTGTTGTAGCTGGCTGAGAATGTCCAGCCTTCGACGAATCCTTGAAATTGACCGTCGTTCATATTTGGCGGCAGATCGTCAAGCTGTATCGGGAGCCCCATAAAGATCGAAATCAACGCGTCACGATCCGCGTCAGAGATTTCGGGATTCACAAGCTGATAAGTGATTCGATCCAATTTCGGCTGAGGATAGGCGCGTAGTTCAATATATCGATCGGCTTGATCTTGCGCGTCTGTCGCACCTCGGACGGTTGTGTTGACGATCGCTTTAAGTGTCCCATAAGTTGCGATGGACGTAGCGTCAAGAGCTGTGACCTCTGATCCGTAATTGTTGCCATAAGTGAGAACGACATCATTTTTGATATCTCCGGCGCGTGTCGCCAATTTGATTCCGACGGCTTGGGCTTCATTAGCTGAAAGAAGTGTGTATCCGTTCGCGGCAAGATAAGTCGTTCGGTGATCGGAATCGGCGTAACTGATTCTGCCCGAACTGTCCTCGTATAAATAACCAAGACCCGAGCTGGCAAGTCCAGAGACCAACGAATACACATCGGTAAGCGATGAGCTTCTCTGATACAGCTCGAAGTTGCCCGGACGATCGATTTCGCCGAGACCGTTGTTTTCCGCGCCGTTCCAGTCGGTTGTCGGATCGTAAGTGTTCCAAGTTGTAGCCGCTGGAACATCGTTCCAAGTTCCCAAGAGTAAAGCTGAGAGGATTGTGTAAATCTGATCGCCGTCAAAATCGTGCGCCAAGACTCCAAGAGTTGTAGCCTTTGGAAGCCTTGCAAGGGCTCCTAGAGCCGTCACCCGGATTATTTGTGTATATCCGGTAGATCCAGCCCTAGCGACCTCGACAGCGACATCAGAGACCGCGCCGCCGAATATCGGGACATAGGTTCCGGTTGAGTCTTTAACTTCGATTGTGAGACCGTCGTTGATCTCGACGGTGATCGCTGTTTGATCGACATTGAGAATCTCGATGGAGCAATAACCGGCGATCGGTTGAACATTGATGTCGGTTCGCCCGGAGCTGATTGTGAGATTTGAAAGTGTTATGTCGGTGTATTCAACCGCATTGATTAAGACACGCCAATCGGGAGCCCATGAGGTCATACGAGGATTCCACCGCCGCCGATCGTTCCGCGTTGATTGGATTCATTTAGGAGATCGACAATTTGACGAGCTGTGGATTCTGAATCAATCGCACCGTTGACGGTAATGTTGTTCGTGATTCCGGACGGCTGTCCCAAGAATGCGCGAAGTTGCTCATCAAATGCTGTGATCCCTTCAAGCCCCAGACTTGGGACTGACGACGCGAACATTCCAACACTTGCCGAAGCTGTCTCGATTGCCGGTGTCTCAAATGATGATCGTCTTGCGGAAAATTGCGGCGGAATGACTGGAGCTGTGAAATCTCCGACAAGAGATTTTCGTAAGGTGACAAGAAATTCAAGAAATTTGGTGAAGCCGGTTTGAAGCTGGACTGGATTTTCAAAGAATCTTTTGATTGCTGTAAGTGCCTCGACTATTTTTTCAATCGCGGCGACCAATAAATCTGCGGATTTTGTAATTACATTAAGAGTCTTTGCGAATCCTTCTAGTGCGTTACCTTTGCCGCCGGTCAATTCGTCAACGCTTGAAAATAGTTTTCCAATTCTTGCGCCTAATTCTGAGACCTTTATTCCGGCAAGGTTGGCGGCTTTTTCAATATTTGAAATCTTAGGCTCAAATGAATCGATCCGTCGTCCAGCGTATTCGGTGGCGACTGAAATGCCTTTTTGTCCAGTAAGTCCGGCGACGAAAGCATTGAGAGCCGGGACTCCTGAATCTGTCATGAATTTTGACAGTTTTTCTAATTGTGGCAAGAGTGCGAATCCAATAGTTTCTTTTGCTTCATCGAAAGCCACATTCAATCGATCGATTCGACCTTGAAAAGTTTGCGCCTCGTTAGCCGAAAAACCAGCGAAAGATGTTTTCAAAGTGTTATATACCAAATCAAAATCTTTTGTTTTTAGAATTGATTGATCAATCCCAAGTCCTAATCTGCCAAGAGCATTTGTGTTGCCATCGTAAGCCTTGCCTAAACTATTTGCGATTGCTTCAAGCGGTTTACCAGTTGCGCTAGAAATATCAAGAGCAAGATTTAAGAGCTTTGTGGCTTCCTCTGTATCTTTTGTAGATCTTATAAGTCGGCTGAAAGCTGGACGCAATTTGTCATCGGTAACGCCTACGGCAAGAGATGTCTGTGTGATATAACTTTCAACAGCCGCGATCTGATTGTTTGTCGCTCCTGTTGTATTTTCTAAAGTTTGAGCAAGAATTCTTTGAGCCTTTTCATCATCAAGAGCCGCTTTGACTCCATCAACGGCAGACTTAATCGCTAACGCACCGATTGCCGCTCCAGCGGCGGCGGCGGCTACTCCAACAGCTCTGAACGCTCCGCCTAGCTTGTCGCCAAATGTGCTTGATGTGTCCTCGGCTTGTTTAAGTCCTTTAACGAGATCGGCTGTGTCTGCAAGGATCGAGAGTTTGAGTGTGCGTGAACCTGCCATTTAGTCGTACTCCTTCAAGATTCGATCGAATGCCCGTTCCCATTTGTCAATCAATTCCGGCTGGATTGATCTGAGTGTTGGATAAATAAAATATCCGGCAGATCCGCCGCCAAGTTTAGGAGTGCGTCTTGGAAATTGTTTGTATCGATTAGAACCAAATTCAAGTCCAGCCCAGAGCTTTTGAGTCGTACCACCACCGGAAAACTTTTGTGCCGCGAAGCCGAACGAGACTTCCCCGATCTTGGACGACTTCGCAACCTTTGATCCTTCAGCTACACGACGAACAGCCGCACCAGATACGGTTCGGCGTTGCGCTGTCTCCCTGACTTTAAGCTGTAGAAATTCCGCTAGTGCTGAGGATTCACGCTTGGCGGCTTCGATACCTTCATCGGACATCGCTTTAAATGATCGCGTGATCGATCGAAGTTGCGCCTTGTCATAAGCGATTTCTACGCTCATTTCGCTTCTCCAATACTTCGATCGCTGTGAGAATATCCTCTGCCGTCTGCCATTCGCTCATTGGGATTCCCGTCGCTATTGCTAACTCGACGAGTAACCGTCCTAGGCTTCCGGCTGTGTGTCTTTTGGGAGTTCATCTCCGATCGAAAAATCCGAGACCGTCTCACACCATATCTCGAAGGGCTTGACAGCCTTTCCGGCGGCTTCACGCTTCATCGCGTTCCACGCCAAGAACAGAATGTCATTTACTCCGAGATTGTTGTGTGCGTCTTGAATTGTTCGACCAAATTTGATCTCCCATTTCTGCCACTCCGGGACGCTCGCCGTGTGTACGGCTGACTCCCCGGAATGGTGTTCGATAGTAATTTCTAGCTTCATCTCCCGATCTCCTTTTTAGCTAAATGTGTCGGCAGGTGTGCCAACAACCAAGAATGAAAGTGACAGAGTTTGGGCTCCTGGAGCCGCTCCGCCTACTGATGGATAAACCGGCATAACATTGAACGCAAAGACCGCGCCGGTTGTAGCTGTAAGGCTGACGGCGAGTGTTGTGTTCGGTGCTGTGTCGGCGGCTGTCCATAGTGCTTCGGATAGAGAGCTTGCGACTCCCCAATCTGCAAGCATTTCAACATCGAAAGTCCATTGATCGTCGATGTGTTTGTAAGCCTTGCCATCGAGTGTTTGATAAGTGTCGATGACTGGCGCATTGGTAAGAATTGCGCTGGTAGCTTGTGCGTCGTAATTTACGGTTGCGATCGTCAAGACAAGATCGCGTCCGGTAATGACGGTCGTTGGCATTCGTGCTCCTTAGTTAGTTTGGGTGTAGTAGGTGGAGACATTAATATCGGACGCCAGTAAATTACTAGCTCCGACAGATGTGACAGTCGGACGCTCGATCTGTCCGACGATGTACCCTGACGGAATGACCGCCAGAATTTGAAGGATTAGTTTTTCAAGATTGTCGAGTGATCCCGGATTTGAATTGTAGGCAACGGCAACCGTGATCGTGTAATTAAGAAGTAATTTAATCGATGACTTGCCGATGAGATTAATTTCCATATAGGGCGATGAAGGAACGATGACCACCGCTGGCGGAATGATCGCCTCGGGAACATAAGAATAAACATTTCCAGCGACAGAGCTGAGAGCTGTGGCAAGAGTTCCGCGAACATCTGCCGAGATGGATGAGGCTGGCATTCCTAGCCTACGATCGAATCGACATCGACTTGATTTCCAAGAAGTCCAGAAATTCGATTGTAAAGTGAGCGTCCCATTCGGAACGGGCTTGGCGCAAAGTCCACGCCTTCGATCTGACCACCGGGAGCGACACGGGATTGGAATACTTCGACAGAGACATTCAGGACAGCCGATTCGACATTTGAATTTCCAACATAGATCACGGCGGCGGCTTGCCCGGAGAGTGTCGCTGTTCCGGCTGGAATGCTTGCGCGGAATGTGATGTCTGCATTTGTTAGAGCTTGCGTAAAAATATACGGCGTAAGCTGTGTGTCGGTGACTGCGCGTGTGCCGTTGAAAGTTGATGGAACGACTCCAGCGATGACGATCGATTGACCGACGACGAATTGATGAGGTCTTTGAGTTGTAAAATATGCGACATTTGATTCAATCTCGACATGAGTGACGGCGACTGTGTGCGCTGTCAATAGCGGCAGGATTACCCCTTCGGCTGTGTCGATTATGTCATTTAGATAATTGTCATCATAAAGAGACGACGAAACACCAAGCACCGCGCGAAGCTGTGAGGCTGTGACGATACTTGGCATTTCATCTCCATTCTGCTGAGCCCGTCGGGAGCGGCGGACTCATGTCTAAGGGTTTAAGCGGATCAGGTCTTGTTAATACCGAACGCGCCGGCGCCGATCTTGGTTGCAATAGCTCCGTATCCATATACAGATACGGCGATTTGACCTGAAGCAATTACATCAGCACGAAGCTGATAGGTAGGTGATTCGTACCATGTGTAGGAGCTTGGATTGATTACCATCATCGAATCATCTTTATCTGTGTCATTTGCTGACGGGACATTTGCGGTCACGAATAAATCGAGCCCGGCGACATTACCGCGAATGCTGTCTGGACGAACTACGCCGCCAGCGTTGCTCGGTTGAGAAGCCATGTAAATTGGTCTGCCTGACTCGTTTAGTGTCATCAGATTTGCCCATTGTGAAGTATTTGCGATTATGTTTGTCGCGAATCCTTGTGTATTGGAATAAACCGAAGCGGCTCCGCGTGAGACGAATCCTAATAATTCGGAAGCTGTTGGATATGTTGTAAGTGTTGTTGCGTCAGCGGTTGCGCCAGAGGCTAGAGCTGTGTAAACAGCCAAGTCGGTTGCTTTTGCATAAGCCGCCGCCATATTAGACAACAATTCGTTGAAAAATAATGGAGATGTACGATCAAGAAGCTCGACGCTAAAGGTCTGTTGCCCGGCGTATTTTTTGACGGTTACTGTCGTGAAGCTAGAAGCTTGATCTGTCTCGCTAGGTGTGCCAGCTTCCGAAGTCTCTGCAACGGTTGGCATGGTTGTAATTTTTGGAATTTCAAATGACATTCCAGCGTCCGGCAATACTCCGCGAGAAATCGCGTCGATTGCTGATCGGGTTGTGTTTGCGAGTCCGTTGATGACTTCGGTAAGTTGACGAGTTGGAACAAGTCCAGCGTTGTCGGTTGTGTCATCTGCCGCCGCTACATATTGACGAGCGTTTTCGTCGCCAAGAGTTGCGCGGATTTTGCTTTCGAGATATTTGCTAGGAGTGAACTCCAAGCGAGGTGCTGTGAAAGCGACCGGGATTCCGGTAGCTTTGACACTCCGAGAGGCTTCAACCGTCTCGACGGCTGGAGCTTCGTTGACGATTGAGTCGGACACTTCGTCTCCTTCTGTTGTTGGTAGTTCCTCTGACGGTTCGTCAGAAGTTTCGGGTTGTGCTTCGGTCGCGGCTACATCTGAGACGCGAGCTGATTTGAATGCTGGATTCGTGACAAGTGCCACGCCGACGATCTCTCCCGAACTGACAACCATCGTCCCAGCTTTGTCATAAGTAAATTCGTTAGCCATAACCTCGACGGAAAATCCGTCACGGAGTCCGTCTTGCGCTTCCACAAGTGCGTCAGATCCGGCGGTTGTGTTAGCAATTTTGAACACGCCATCGATCGCGGTCTTATCGGTTGAGAAATCCATTGACATACTTTTTCCGATTGGACGGGTTCCGTCATGCTCTAGGTTTAACTTCACGGGAGCCGGAGTAAGGCTTCCATCGGTGAACATCACTTTTCCGGTTGACGCGTTAGCGGTCTCATTGAACGAGACAATTCGTCCAGCAATGGTTCGCTTGATTGAATCGGCGGCTGTGATCTGGATTGGGATTTCTAGCTTCATCGGATTAGATCCTCATCTCGTCGGATTTCCTCGACGCTCATCGCGCCGATTCGGTTTAGTATTTCGTAAATTTGCGCGCGCTCTAATGCTGAACCGCGCAAGAAATCGTCGAAGTCGTAGCGAATCACGGTATTACTTGCGACGAAATCTGATTGAGATAGCCGTTCCTCGATTGCGGTCATGATATTTCGCAAGCTGAAATCGATTAGAGATTTTCTTTCGGAGACGGCGTTTGTGTAGGTAAGCGTGTTGACATCAGCTCCTAAGAAGTAAGCCGGGATTCCGACAGCTCTGGCGCATTCGAGCGCGATGTATTGACGAGCCGCGTTGAGCTGTAATTTTTCGGGATCGAATCCAAGTGATGTCAATTCAACATCGGCATTCAAGAACGCCGTCGCGCGTGTTGATCTAGCTGTGCGCCAAGCGTCGAGAAGCTTTGTGACGCGATCTGCCGGGAGTGCTGTTCCGTTGGATTTTAATACCATCATCGGGACGGGCTCTTTTGCGTAAAGTAAAGCCGCTTTTTCAAGCTCGACCGCGCTCAGGATTGTTCGACCTGCCCGGTTGAGGAGACCTTCATCCAGTCCGTAGAAAACTTTTAAAGATCCGTTTCCATAAGCCGGGACGGGAGTTCCATCGACTCGATATCCGGTAATTTCAGTTCCGTTTGGATTTGTAACGATTGAGACGCGATGTGGCGCAATTCTTTCAGCCGAGCGACATCTGCCGTCCTCGGCGTAAGAGTCCATTTGCATAAGGTAGCCATAACCGTAGAACAATAAATCCTCGCAGAGCCAAGCCCAGACAGCGGAACCGGGAACGCGAGGATCTGGTTGGTTTATCACTCTCGGAGCTTCGACGCGTTCGCCGGTTGACTTTATTCTCTGCTCCATTGGGAGCGAAGCAATCGTTGAGCAGATAATCGACCTAGCGCGACTGATTGCCGGAACGGACATCGCTTGCGCGCGTGTTGCAATTTGAGATCCAAAGAATGCGTTTCGAACATCGCTTGTGTTGAAGGGTGCAAGATCAGCGGCGAGAATATCAATCGGAGTCGATTGAGCTTGCAAAGTTAAATCCGGCGCGCCGACTATTGCGTCCCATAATTTCATGGCGCAATTCTAGGCGATCCGCTACTCCTAACCGACGAGAATGTCAATCTCCGTCTCCGGGCGTGTCGCGTAATGTGTCGCCAGAGCTGACGCGACTGTTGCGCATACGGCAACCTTGGAAGCCTTGCGACCAATCACCCAAGCTCCGTCACCATAGGGAAGTCGTACTGCCGAAAGAACTTGCTTCGTCAGTTCGGCTTGATTTGAATGGACAAGCCTTCCCGAAGTTATCGATCCAAGAAATTCATCACAGCTCTGCGCGTACTCCGCGCCGTCGCAATCAATCACCGGGAACCCGGCAGGGATTAACCTAGCCGCAACCGCTGACGCGGTTCGCTTTGAGAATACGATCTGATCGACTGAATACTTGCGGACATAAGGCGCGATGTCATTCGCGATCTGTTTGTCGTCTAGTGAGATTGGATTGTGCCAAGTGTGCAAGAGCTGGATCTGGAACTTCTCATCGTCTAATCTTTGAGCGGCAACGAGAGCCCCATTTCGCCGATCCGGCGAAAGATCCAAGCCGAACCAGACTGTCTTTCCCGGATCAAGTGCAACATCGGAGTTCCCAGCGTTCGCCCATTCGACCGGCGGAATGCAAGGATTGATCGTCTCGACCCATTGGCAAAGAACCTCGGTGCGAACTACATCGATCGGATCATTGAGAACGGCTTTGAGATTGTCGATGTGAATGGTGTGACCGAGTGATGGATTCGCGCGACGCCAACCTTCGACATCATCAATCCGACAACCAGCTGGAGCTGAATACTCAAAGTAGCCGATCTCATCATCGCCACCAGCCGCCGCCGCGAGACCACGCTCTCGAAGCTGATTAAGAATGATTGAGTGATTGTCCCCGGCGTTCGAAAGTGTCCAGACCTGCGGATTTTTCGCGCTCATCATTGTGTATCGCATTGAAGCCCAAGCGTCCTCGTCTTTGTGTTCGCGAAGCTCGTCCATGAATACAGTCTCCGGCTTTGAGATACCACGCGCCGCCGCGTTCGCCGCTTTGACGATATAGCGATTCCCATTCTTTAGCTCAATCTCCTCGGCTCCATGAGCCCATCGAATTTTCTTTACTTCCTCAGCTAGTCGATCATTGGACTCGATGAGGTTGACGATGTGCCGAAAAGTCTCCAGCGATGTCGTGAGCCGATGAGCTGAGCCGATCTGGAGTCCGTCGTTCCACAGATACATTCCAGCCATGATCCGAACCATCATCAGCGTACTTTTGCCATTCTGTCGAGCTACCACGACACAGATATTTGAGTGCTTCCACCGTCCGTCCGGCTTTACTTTGTGCGCGTGTTCGGCAATCCAATTTTGCCACGGGAGCAAAGGGAGCCCGATCTCGGTTGCAAATTGACTTAACTCTGAGCCCCGAGATGGCAGATCGTTGAGCGGCGAGTGGATTCTTGGCGTGTTGTAGCCGTAAATTACACCGCCTAAATCCGATCCGTCCCGATCATCACCGACTAGAACCAGTCCGCCTTTAGTCTTTGTCATGACTTACCGATTCCGTCTGTTGTGAGCCGTTTTGCGGTGAGAAAAGACCATA